CACGAGGCTTCTTATCAAGGTAATATGGGATTTGAAGAAATGATGCGGTTTTATGATATCGCATCTCCAAAACAAACAAAGGAATTGGAAACCCTAATTGATAGAAATAAAACCAAAGAGGCTTGGAAATTGGTTCAACGGGTAACAAACACAAAACTAAAAGGAAAAGAGTTTGAGTCTGTAACAGAACTTCATATGGGATATCCTGGTAAAAAGGATATTGAAAAGTTAGAAAAAAAATTAAAAAGATTACGGAAAGATTTAAATTCAGAACCAAAAAATTGGGGTAAATCTTATGCCCTATCCCATATCCAAGAAGAGTTTCAAAATCCACTTAGAAAAAGTTACGCAGACCAAACAATAATTAGTTTAATTCTTCAAGAGTATGTTCCCTTATCCACAAATACGATGAAGGATATTTTCGGTGATGAAAAAGTATCAACGTTTCATTTAACCAGTCCTGATTACTTAAAAAATCTTAAAAAATTGGAAGGAAGAAAGAGTTCTATTGCAACCTTTAATAAACTCCATCATTCCGTTAAAAAGTTACGTTCTGGCCCTTTAACAAGGGGTGGAATGATGGTTTGGTTAGAAGGAGATTTAATTGCAAGATTTTCAAAGGATACGGGTAATAAAATTGATAAACAAGGTAGAAGGTGGGTAAAATGGGAAAATCTATTCAAAAATCTTAAATCTCCACCCCCATATTCAGAAGAGTTGAAAATACTTAAAAGTTTTGCTATTAATTATACAAATATACATAAAGATACTGTTATAGATGAAAATGATTTAAAAAAGAAAGCAAAATACATTAAAACGTATATTGAATACGCATACAAATTTATTAAATCACATAAGGATGAAATTCTTCGTTCTTCTACTCATCCAGCAGAATATGGTAAAAAGTTTTACTTGCATGATACTTGGAATGAATTAGTAGTAAACAATATAAAAATTAAAGGAATTGTTTTATCAGAAGAACGTTCAGATGAAGAAGATTTTAAAGAAGCAAAACGATTGTTTTCAGGTGTAAAAATTAAAGTAGTAGAAGATGATACTAAATTCAAAAATTATTACAAAAAATGGGGTGGGGAATTAGTATGAAAATCTTAAAAGAATACGTGGATTACAAAACTATAACAATGGTTTCATTTAGGAATATTCCCCTATCTACAAACCTAATGAAGAAGGTCTTTGGTGGTAAAAGAATATCTACCTTTCATCTAACTGATATTAGACAAATATCCAAAATTAAAAAATTGGAAGGAAGAAAGAGTTCTATTGCAACTTTTAACAAATTGAATAGTTCAATTAAACAATTAAAAAAAGGCCCTTTAACTGAAGGTGGAGTTATGGTTTGGTTAGAAGGTGATTTGATTACTAGATTTGGAAAAGATAGTTATACGCAAATAGATAAACAGGGTAGACGATGGGTAAAATGGAGTGATTTGATTTCGGGAGTACCTGAAGCTCATCCATATTTACCTACAAAAATGTTAGATTTATCCCTTAAAGCTACAGAACTTAAAAATGAATTTGATAATAGTGCAGACATTAAGAAAGAAAAGGCTGAAGTTATTAAACAATATATTGATGTTGCATACAAACATATATTAAAAAATAAAGATTATATTGTAAAATCTTCTGTTCTAAATTCTGCATCAGGGGGAATATCTGAGCATTCAAATTGGAATGAATTGATAGTAAATAATATTAAGGTAAAGGGTATTGTTATTTTAGATACATGGCAATTTCGTGGGTTATGGGGTTCAGAACCAACAGCATTGGAAAATGAAGTAAAGAAAATGAAAAGAATGTTTCCATCTGCAGAAATTATAGTAGATAAGAGTGATGACGATTTTATGAAATACTATAAAAAATGGGGTGGGGAATTGGTAATGGAAGGTGTAATTGATGCAGGTGAACCTGAAACTGGTTATTTACCCGATGGTGAAACAAGATATTTAGGACAATCAAAAGGTAGACCTGAATATTGGTTTGATCAACTTGGTTATACACAACTACATTTTCCAAAAGCAGATAGGATGCGGGGAAGGGGTAAAGGTAGAGATACGGATTCTACATTCAGAAAAGTAAAATACAAAACTAAAAACGTAAAGGTGAGTAAATTGAGAAAAGCATTAAAACCTTTTGGTTCAAACGAATGGCCAGAAGTAGTAAAGGAAAATATAATCCAAGAGGGTGGAGCATACGGCCACATGGCCCACCCGTTTGATACAGATATAAATTTAACGTTTGGTCAACTAAAAGATATTGTAAACCGTGCATTGGAAGGAAACTTGGAAATGGTGACTGAAAAATTAGATGGACAAGCACTTGCTATTAGTTGGAAAAACGGAAGATTGATTGCAGCCAGAAACAAAGGACATCTAAAAAATAAGGGTGAAGCTGCATTGGATATTAATGGTGTATCTACCAAATTTCAGGGTAGGGGTGATATTGAAAAGGCTTACAACTATGCAATGAAAGATTTATCAAACGCAATTTCAAGTTTAAGTGAAAAACAAAGAGAAAAGATTTTCAAAAATGGGGCTTGTTTTATGAACTTGGAAGTGATATATCCACCATCTGCAAATGTGATTCCGTATGGTGCTCCCTTTTTGGTATTTCACGGAACAATGGAATACGATGATGATGGAAACCCTATTGGTGAAAATAAAGAAGCCGCCAGAATTTTGGCAGGAATGATTAGACAGGTAGAAAAGGATGTACAAGATGTTTATACCATTCAAGGACCACCCGTTGTAGAATTACCAAAGGTACAGAGTTTAGCATCCAAAAAACCAAAATATCTAGCACAAATAACTAAACTACAAAAAGAGTTTGGGTTAAGTGATAATGATGGAGTGGCGGAATACCATCAAGCGTGGTGGGAACGATGGGTAGATAAAAATTCACCAACTTTATTAGATAATACCATAAAAATGGGATTGGTAAAAAGATGGGCGTTTGGAGATAAGGGGTTCAGATTAAACTCAAAAAATATAGAAGATTCAAAAGTATTGGATTGGGCAACCAAAACCGATAAAAGTAAAGAAGTTCAAACACAACAAAAAGAAAATCTTATGAAATTTGAAGATATATTTTTGGGTGTAGGTGCTGAAGTCTTAAAATTTACCGATAGTGCCTTAGTAGCCAGTCCAGATTCTGCTACTCAAAAAATTAGAAAAGATATCAAAGCCACTATTAAAGATGTACAAAAACGTGGAAATCCAAAACAAATTGAAAAATTGAAATTGGAATTAAGAAGATTAAATTCTATTGGGGGACTTGAAAATATCGTACCTATTGAAGGTATTGTTTTTAGATACAAAACCACAGATAATATCTATACTCTGAAACTGACTGGTGCATTTGCTAGCAGTAATCAGCTTTTAGGTATTTTCTTTGGCGGTTGATTATTTTATCTTTTTTCAATTTATATATATTTATATATATAATAAACGAAACAAAACTATATGAGTGAAAAAAAAGAATTCAACCGAAAATATATGCATCCCACCCGCCGCAAACTTGCTGAAATGGTTTTTACCGGCGAATATGAATTAGACCCAAGGGTTGGTTATACTGCTCCATCTGATACTGTAAAAAGAGAAGTTGGTGAAAAATGGACAGATTCAACGGGCCAACAATGGGAAATGACTGAATGGGGGAAATCAAAAGTTTCCAGTCTCACAGATGTAATGTCTGAAACCCGTAAATATTTGGCTTCACTAACTAAATGTAAATCCACCGATTGTCCAAAATCAAAATATGGGGTAACCGATAAAAAGTTGATACAAAAAGTTGGTTATTGCACCACTTGTTTAGCAAGACATGAATGGGAAATTAAAAAAGATGGGTTATGGGAAACTTATACTGAATTTCGTATTTACACGAATATGATAAAAGAAGGAACCGCTACGTTAGAGAATATGAGAAACGCTTTAACAGAAATCAAAAATATACACGAATATGTAAACGCAGATGGTTCTATCCAAAAATGGGTATTGGAACAAGATACCGATAAATTAAAAGAAGAATTATTAGAGGATATTCAAAAGGGAGAAAAGGAATTAAATGAAGTTATAGAAAAAAGAAAGCAGGTCTATGAACTATTAAAAGATAAAGAATATGAAATCATCCAAAAAATTTGATATAAAAATAATTTTAATAATGTTATTATCGTCCGTTGTTTTATTTCATCAATGTGGAGATGACGATAAGAGAGATATAGAAACCATAAACGTTGGTGGCACAGATTATGAATTATTGGAACAAAAAATAGATACGGTTCTAGTTGAAAAAGAAGTAAAGATAACAGAATATGTTCCAACTACAATTATTAAGAGAGATACGGTAACCAAAATTGTTCCCGCTGATGTAGATACACTATCTATCTTAAAAGATTATTTTGCATCTTATACTATATTGGATACTTTACAATTAGATTACCAATTCGGTGAAGAAATTACAGATGGAGATGGGAATAAACCACCATCAACATTGGGATATGGAATTTTGGTAGATACGATATCTCAAAATAAAATACAAAGTAGAAAAATTGATTGGGTATTCAAAGTTCCAACAATATACAATACCAAAATTGTAAAAGAACTTCCAAAGAATGAATTTTATTGGGGTGGAGCTGCAGGATTTAACGAACAAGATGTGGTTACAAATGTAAACGGAAGTTTACTTTGGAAAACAAAATCAAATCGTATTTTCAGAGTTGGGTTGGGTGTTCAGAACAATTCTAATACTTCCCAATTAGCACCATATGTAGATATTGGGTTATATTGGAAATTAGGAAAATAAATTATGAAGAAAAAATCATTAAAAGAAATTATAGCAGAAGAGTATCAACGTTGTGCTCAAGACCCTGTCTATTTTATGAAAAAATATTGTAAGATACAACATCCTACAAAGGGAAAAATCAATTTTAACTTATTTGAATTTCAAGAAAAGACCCTAACAGAGTTCAAAAACCACAGATACAATATTATTCTAAAATCAAGACAAACAGGAATATCAACTTTAACTGCGGGATTTTCTCTTTGGAAAATGTTATTTAATGATGATTTTAATGTATTGGTTATCGCAACCAAACAAGAGGTGGCAAAAAACTTGGTTACCAAAGTCCGAATTATGAATCAGTTTTTGCCATCGTGGTTGAAATTGAATGCAATTGAAGATAACAAATTATCGTTACGATATTCAAATGGTTCTCAAATCAAAGCAACCAGTGCTGCAGGAGATGCGGGACGTTCAGAAGCCCTATCACTTTTGGTATTTGATGAGGCTGCGTTTATTGATAAAATTGAAGATATTTGGGTATCTGCCCAATCAACCCTATCCACTGGTGGTAGTTCTATTGTTCTTTCAACACCGAATGGGGTAGGAAATTGGTTCCATAAAATGTGGATAGGGGCAGAAGAAGGGGATAATGGATTTAATCCAATTACTTTACATTGGTCACTTCATCCAGAAAGAGACCAGAGTTGGAGAGATGAACAAGATTCGTTATTGGGTGCTAAAATGGCAGCCCAAGAATGCGATTGTTCTTTTGTAAGTTCTGGTGATACTGTAATAGACCCTCAATTATTAGAGTTTTACAAGCAAACCTATGTAGAAGAACCAATTGAAAAAGGTGGATGGGATGGAAACCTTTGGAAATGGGATTTTCCAAACTATACCAAATCTTATATGGTAGTTGCCGATGTGGCTAGGGGAGATTCTACTGATTTTTCAACCGCCCACGTTATTGATATAGAAACTGTGGAACAAGTTGCAGAATATAAAGGAAAAATAGATACAAAAGATTTTGGTAATTTTTTAGTTTCACTTGCAACCGATTACAATAATGCTCTTTTGGTGGTTGAAAATTCTAATATTGGTTGGGCAACCATACAACAAATCATTGATAGAAATTATGATAATTTGTTTTATATGAGCACAGACCTAAAATATGTGGATGTAGAAAATCAGATGACAAACAAAATAAGGGCAAGAGAAAGGGGAATGGTTGCAGGTTTTAGTACCAACTCCAAAACCCGTCCCCTAATCATATCAAAGTTAGACCAGTATTTAAGGGAAAAGACAGTTGTTATTAAATCAATACGAACTATTGATGAATTATATACCTTTATTTGGAAAAACGGAAAGGCGGAAGCAATGCGGGGTTACAATGATGATTTAACAATGGCTCTTTCTATTTCATTATGGGTAAGGGATACTGCCCTACGTTTAAGACAAGAAGGAATTGATTTAACCAAAAACGCACTTTCAAATATATCTACTCTTTCATATGGTGGTATGTATAGTAGTAATGATTTTGATAAAAACCCTTGGGAAATGGAAGCTGGAAATGAAGTAATAAATTTGAAAGAGTGGTTATGATTTAGTAAAGTTAAATAATCTTATATTTATATACATGATAAAGTTAAAAGAATACATACCAATTACAGAAGGATTATCATATCACATTGATAATAAAATACCACTTATGAACAACGTATATCGTTATAGTTCAGAAAAGTTTTTAGAATTGTTTAATGAAGCAAGAGAATTATATCAAAGGGATAAATTAGTATTGGATGAATGGGATACTGAAATGATAAAAACCGATATCGGAAAATGGGGAATTTATGAAGGAGTTTCGGTTCCTTTGGATTTACCAATGGAAGAAATAAACGAATCTGAATATGCGGGTAGAGATGTGGATTTGAATAAACCAATGCGTTCATCGGGCCCCAAAAAATACAAAGTTTATGTAAAAAACAAAAAAGGAAATGTAATAAAAGTAAACTTTGGAGATGCAAAGGGTGGTTTGAGTGCAAAAATAAATGACCCAAAGGCCAGAAAACAATTTGCAGATAGACATGATTGTAAAAATAAAAAAGATAAAACCAAAGCTGGTTATTGGAGTTGTAGATTACCCCGATATTGGAAAAATTTAGGTGGTAGTAAAAATATGAATACTTACTGGTAATTTATGGAAAATCCCTATACACAAAATATACAAAACGAAATCATTCAAAGAACATTTGATGAAGGGATTGATGAAATGGAATTGGTATGGCATAGAGATAAAAAAGATAGGATGGTTAAGGTAATTCAGTCTGAAGGTTGGAAGTTTCAGATGGATAATGAATTACCGATAGAATTAAAAAGGGGAACCGAATTGTTTATCCCAAAAGAAGTATATCACAGAGTTATCAAAGGAAATGGAGAACTGAAAATAGAAATTAAGGAATAAATGGCAGAACAAGAAGATAGAACATTTTTTAAGAGATTACAAAAACTTTTTTCAACAAATGTTATTGTAAGAGTAGATAAAGATGGGAAGAGAAAGGTAGTTGATACCGATGAAAGACAACGAGATTCTAACTTAGTAAGTTTACGAGATAGATATACCAAACTTCAACGTTCTTTTTACGAACAACAAGGTGGTGCTCAATCAATGGCATACCAACAAGTAAGAAGAGAGTTATTCCGAGATTATGATGCAATGGATAATGACCCAATTATTGCTTCTGCTCTTGATATTTACTCAGATGAAGCTACCACAAAAAATGAATATGGGGATGTTCTTTCTATAAATTCCCCAAATCAAAATGTAAAAGAACTTTTAGAAAATCTTTTTTACGATATCTTAAATATTGAATATAACCTTTGGAGTTGGACAAGAAATTTGGTAAAGTATGGTGATTTTTTCTTACAATTAGAAATTGAACCTGAAAAAGGAATCATTAACGCAATGCCAGTTTCTGTATATGAAATTGAACGAATTGAAGGATTTGATCCAACAAACCCATCGTATGTAAAATTCAAAATTGAAAATGACCCATTGGCAAAGGGGGAATATGAAAACTATGAAATAGCCCATTTCAGATTAAAAGGGGATACCAACTTCTTACCATACGGAAAGGCAATGATTGAAAACACAAGAAGGATTTGGAAACAACTCTCTCTTATGGAAGATGCTATGATGATACATAGGATAATGAGGGCACCAGAAAAAAGAATTTTCAAAATTGATATAGGTAATATTTCACCG